TTCTTGGCTGGAGCAGAGCGAATGACAGGAGCGGCTGCTTCCTCATCATCAACTCGCTTGGCAGTTGCACCAGCAACACCACCAGCACCAAGAACCTTATCCAACTTCGCCTTGAGTTCATCATAGGACTTGAAGTTTTCAGGCTTCAAGAAATCCTTGAGTGAATGAGCCGACTTCCAAACCTGCTCAATCTTCGCATCTTCACCATTGTACAATGCAGCAGGAGCAGCAAACTCCGACTTGTCATAGTTACGATAGCCTTCAACGTTGCGAATCTTGATCTTGAAGTCTGCACCCTTCCAGAAGTCAAACGGATTCATTGGAGTCTCATCAGCAAACTGTGGCTCGAGTTGCTCCTTGATCTTGTCGAAAATCTTCTTTCCGAACTTGAACAAGAAAACCTTGCCTTCATTTTGCGGACGCTTGGCGTCAGAGATCACAAGAACGTTTGCAATGTACGTCAACTTGCGCTTTTGCTTGCGAGCAATTTCTTTGTTTGCTTCAATACCTGAGTTCCACAGAACAGTGTTGTACTCAGAAACAGGATCGGTCTTGCCAAGAGTTGTGAGAGAATTCTCAATATACCAACCACCTGGACCTTGGAAACCATGTGACCAGATCTGGACCCACGGAAGACCATCCTCACCGTCGACGGCTGGCGTATCGAGAAAACGGACAACTGCGTATCCGTTGCCAGCAGCATCAACTTCAGGTTGCCAGAAACGTTCATCGACGTTCTTGCCACCACCATTACCTGCTGAAGATTGCTCAACTGCTTTCTTCAACTTGTCAAGAGATGAACTCTTGTTCTTTAGACTTGATAGACTCATATGTATTCTCCGTATAGCGTTGTATTAAATGTATATCGACTTGTCCACTTTTTCATCATTACCATACTATTATATATCATTTTTTCTCAAAAGTAAAATCACAATCTTTTAATTTTGTATTCACTTTTATATATGAACAAAAATAAATTTACCAATCTTTCGATAACAAATGGAAAATTTATTGTTATTCGTTCTCTATAGTTAGTGCCTGTATTATACAAATAAGCATTTAACTCAAGATCATTATTTGCTATTGTGATTGCTGTTTCTAAGAATACAATCCATTGATCCCAAAATTTGTTGTTACCAATGTAGTAAGAACAATATATGAAATTATCTTTTTCAAAATGTTCTTTGTTTATATCAATATCATATCCCATTTTGTTTAAAAGACGGTTTGTGAAATCAATCATTCCAGGATGATGACAGTCGCCTTGAGTAAAGGGATTAGAAAATTTAGTCACCTCATCAAAAAATGGATTAACATGATAAACGTCATAATCTGGATTATTTAAAATTGAATCATAGAGTTGCTTGCCAGAAATTTTTGTTTTTTCTGCAAATCTCCAACTCAGCATCCCCCAATATCCATCAAAATGTCTATTCTTAGAATAAAGATCAAGTATGATTGGATATTCTCGAAGTTCTGGTTTATCATTAGCCATATTGTTATATGGAATGAACATTTTATCTAGAGAAGCGAACTGCTGTCCCATGAAGAAAGATTGATAGATCTTAAGGCGCATGATTCACCAAATAATCTTTAGTTAGTGTTTTATACTTATCAACGTTCACATTCAAGAAGGCACCATACTTGCGCACCTTTCTTGACACTTTGGGATAGATGATATCATCTGAAATCTTCTTGTCCCAAATTTGGATAAAGTTGAAGATGTTATTCAGAATCACAAGAGTCTCAATCGTTACATCTTTTTGGAGAAATGCCACTAACAATTTTGGAAATTGTCCATCTTCAACTTTAAATAGATTGTTAAACTCTTTCGGATCAGGGCAAATCTTTTGTAAATCTTCAATATAGATTTTGCTCATGGAATCGGTGGTTCGTTTCCAATCCCTATAAGTTTCTTCAGCCTGGTCTTCAAGCAATGACTTGGTCCAATTATCATCACTGTGTACAAAATTAGCAACCAGAAATGGAACCATTTCATCGTCGCGATACTTCCGCGCAAGGCGGTGGAATAGAAACTTGTCACGACGTTTTTGAAATGCATCTACTGATACTCGAGTTTTGCCATCATATTGAAAGAAGTTATAACTCTCTGACGTGAAGTGCAGCTTGATGGCTTGATAGATGCAATACAAATCGTAACCGTTCATGATTTAAATATCTGAAATGTTTGAGACTAGAGTAATTCTACCTTCTGCGCAATTATTCTTCGGCACAAAGTGCTCAATCCATGCATCGAATATTAATAACATTCCCTTTTTAGGAGGAATCGAGAATATCTTTGCATTATGCATGGTATGTCTTATGATTGGTTTGTTAATAAATCTATGATGTGGTCTAGAATCATCAAAGCATATTGGTGAAGATCCTTCGGGCGTTTGCAAATAAAATACACTTGAGTATGAACAGTTTGGGTGGAAGTGAGGCAGATGCTCGTCATCTTTTACCATTTCGCTCGCAAAGGTTGTGATTGATTTTATATTCATCAGATCATAACCCTTAATTCTGTTAAAGTTTTGAACATGATCGCATATAAAAGAATTATATAAACCAAATTCTTCTAAATTCCCAATACTTTTACTTGGGTCATAGTTGAATGTGCTTTTGTATTTGAAGATAGTAGATGCTGCGTACCTTTCGTCGCTGAGATATTTTTTCGCAAGTGGCAGCATCATATCTGCCAGTTCTACATCTTCCGCCACATACACTGATGTGGGGAAAAAATTTTCTATCTTCACATTACTCACAAAGGCAACTTACTTGATCTCGGTAAGAATCGTAACTCCATTGCTTCACCTTGAATGATGCTTTTAAGAGAATCATTAATTAGTGTAGCAGCAACTTCAATTTCTAGATTATTTCTTTCACAATATGAAGTGATTGCATCCATATGATCAATCTTTTCTGAAATTGCCAAGTTCATAATCATCATAGAGAAGTTATTCTTTTCTTCGCGGCTTGCCATTCTATTAGACCTCATATGCACTCAAGGAATTGTTCAATTGCTGAGTCACACGAACAAAAGTAGTTCGCTTGCTCAGTTCTTTCAATTCACTTGCCCCCACATAAGTACATGCCGAACGAAGTCCACCCAAAATATCTTGCATCGTAAGTTTCACCTCGCCACGATATGGAATCTCTACGGTCTTGCCTTCAGATGCTCTGTAATTAGCAACACCACCATTATGTAAATCCATTGCAGTATCAGAACTCATGCCGTAGAATTTATTTCCACCAAGTGGTGATGCACCACCTTCCTTGTGACCTGCCAACATTCCACCAAGCATCACGAAATCGGCTCCCGCAGCAAATGCTTTCACTACGTCTCCAGGAACGGAACACCCTCCATCCGCTATGATGTGACCCTTGAGACCATGAGCAGCATCAGCACACTCGATAACCGCACTCAACTGCGGGTAGCCGACGCCTGTCTTTTTGCGTGTAGTGCAAACAGAACCAGGACCAATACCAACCTTCACGATGTCAACACCTGCGAGAATTAGTTCTTCTGTCATTTCTGGTGTGACGACATTACCTGCCATCAATACAACATAAGGATAACGGTCGCGGAAATGGCGAACGAAATTTACAAAGGCTTGTGTGTAACCATTCGCAACATCAATACAAACTCTCATGTATCGATTTCCAACGGTATTGTATACATCATCGAATTTCTTTAAATCTTCACTGGAAGTGCCAAGAGAATAAATGGTGCTATCTAATCTTCGCGTAAAGTGACTAATTAATTCAGGCGCACCATAATGTTTAGTCAAAGCAACCAAACAATTATGTTTGGCGAACTCTAAATCCATTTCGAAAGTACCAACACCATCCATGTTGGCAGCAATAATTGGAACACCTTTCCAACTATTGCCACTTCTGAAAGTAAATGTTCTTTCTAGATTTACTTCGCTTCTTGAAGAAAGACTAGATCGTTTCGGAGTGATGAGGACATCTTTATAGTCCAACTTAACGTCTTCAATGATTCTCATAGAACCTCAATGATAAAATATATGATTGCCAATCTTGCGAATCAATTTCTTCTTTTCTGCCCAAGAAGGATCAACATAATCTGCGTGAAAATACTTTGCAGATCCAATTATACCATACTTCCTGTCTAAAATCAATATAGTCTCTGCAATTTGCAAGGACTCTTTCCATGCCGCACGATTGATAATTGCTTTCTTGCCTTCACACACCCAAGAAAATTGGCAAGTACCTTTAGTCTTTTGATAGACGACACCACAAACAGAACGAGGGAATTGCTTGCTCTTGACGCGATTCATCGTCACTTCAGCAACTGCAATTTTACCAGCCCGTGGTTCGCCCTTTGCTTCGAAGTAAATGTTCTTCGCAAGGCAATCGACCTCTCGCATGACTTTTTGCTTTTCGTCATAACTGAGTTGCAAGAATTTCATCTCGCGAGACATATCATTGACTTGGGTAGCAAGATATGTATTCTGAGTTTGATATGCTGACAGTTGAGCAGTCAGGGATGCTTCTTGTATTGCTAACATTCTGTATGGTATAAAGATTCCGAAAAATATTAGGCAGAATAATCCACCCCACATACAGAACAAATTGTGATTGCGATCAAAATATTTTTCAACATTATGTAATATATCTACTGCATTCATGTTTCGAGTCTCCATTATTGCAGTGGAAAGAAAAGGGTGGTGGTTCGCACCACCACCCCAGACCTTTCTGTTACCGAGCGGTCAACTCTTTGTACTCAATGTGCTTATTAGGCAGCGAGAGCCATAGGTGTAAATGAATCATCGTTTGCATTTACGTTTTTTGCGCTGATTGAGTCAGTCGCCTCACTGGTTGCTGTCAGGTTATTACTTGCCCTGTCGAAGCCAAATTCATCCCCGTCAGATAGCCATCACGTACATTACTGCAGAGGTGATGGGCATTTGGTGGAGATGTCGGGGGTCGAACCCGAGTCCAGAACACCTTTAGTTGTCAGTTTACAACCATTATTTTTGATCTATTACTTGTCCAGACAAACCCCGCTCAATACCTTGTTGAATTTCTTTGTCAACATCGATGCCGAGTTCAGTCAATTCTTTCCTGACTTCTTTGTCAACATGCACTTCAACGGTATTTTCATTCACTTCAATCTTCATAATATTATTCTTTAGTCAATTAGAAACTGTGGTTTGGTTTGCTCATTCAACGACTTCTGCTGCTCCTCAAGATATCTCTTGTACTGCTCAGTTGTCATTGCATGCAAGCCAACGCAATAGCCAGTTGGACTGCGTCCGCATGCGCATGGATATTGTTTCACTTCAGACATATTATACTCCCAATAATAGAAAAAGGTAGTATTATTTAGCCAGCAAGAACTTTTGCGACTGAATTGACAACTGCAGCAATACGACCGACGTCGCGGAGTTGCTCAACTGTCATACCCTCTTTCTTGAGAGTATCATAGTGCGCCTTTACACAGAAGTGGCATTTGCCTACGATTGAGGCAGCGAGAGAATATGCTTCAAAATTGACCTTTGAAGTGCCACCGTGATTAATAATTCCATTCATACGAAGTAATGCAGGCAATCCTTTAAGCGCAGGATCATCAGCCATTTCAACGTATGGATACCAAACATTATTTTGAGCCATAATTGCAGCAGCAGTCAACGCAGCGTCCGCTTCCTTACGGTCCTCGAACTCTGCGTCGATTGCTGTTGCTAATCGAGAATTACCTGCGGCAAATGCTGCTGCAAGTGCGCATCCTTGCGCAACCAATGGGTCAAGGGAACTGCGAAGTAACACTGCATCAAGATTCAACTTTGTATCTTTTGCGTAATCTGGTAGACCTTCTTTAACTACATTGACCCAATTCATTCTTTTATCTCCTTCTCTTCAAACAAGTCTTTCTCTGAGCGACATTCTGGACATTCAAAGTCATCAGTTAAACTTTCCCAATCTCCATATCTACCGTCATACTTCCATCCGCAAATAATGCAAACATGATCGACTTGTTTGTTAGACATAAATTAAGCGTCCTTTGGTACTTCCATGCAGCGATCAAACAAATAACGTCTTGCTTGACGCATTTCTGCATTTGTTAAAAAGCCATCACCATCCTTATCAGCACGATCAAAGAGACCCTTTGATACTGTGCAATAACGATTTACATCTTCAAATGAAACTTTGCCGTCCTTGTCAAAGTCATACTGAGCCACACGATCTTGAGCCATCGCTGGCGCAGATAACATCATCAATCCAATGATTAGTTTTTTCATTTAAGTTTCTTTCCTTTATTTTGAGAGAGTTGCTTCACCAACCTGACGATTGCACTGGCAAAGTTCACCCGTCTGCAAAGCATCGAGGATACGAAGTGTTTCCTCTGGATTGCGTCCGACGTTTAGATTATTCACAGTCACATGCTGAATGATATTGTCAGGATCGACAATGAATGTTGCACGAAGAGCAGCACCTGCTGGCTTGTAGAATACACCAAGTTGTTGAACCAGACTTTGTGTATCTTCGTCCCAAACATCTTCAAGGTCGCGTGCTGTATCAGCAAAGAACCAGCAAGTGGTTTTCTTTAGATCTTCGTGAGCATTCTTCCATGCCAACTTACAGAACTCGTTGTCTGTTGAACCGATCAAAAGAACCGCATCGCGGTCAGCAAAGTCTGAATTCAACTTATCATAGGCAACGATTTCTGTTGGGCAAACAAAGGTGAAGTCCTTTGGATAAAACACAACGACCTTCCACTTACCTTCAAAAGAAAGATCTGTAATCGTTTCAAAAGCATTATCTGGCGTCAATGCTCCTGGCTTGACACCAGTAACTGCGAAATTCTTTACCTTATCTCCAACTGTCTTCATTCTATTCATTTTCAAACTCCTGTATAATGAAAACCTATACGAAACCTATACACAAACGTATATATGCAAAATGCTACTACAATTCATCGTTTTTGCGATAAATTAATTTAATCGAAATGATAGGTAAAATTAATTGATTAAATTTTGTACGATAACTGCAACTGCCAACCAAACCCAAAGAGTGTTAAATCCAACCAATGTTGGGAGAAGTTTTTCATTTGATGCCCAAATCAATGTCAAACTAGTTAGCAAAGCAAAAAAATAGAGCCACCAGATTTGTATTCCAAATACGAGCCCAGGAATAATAATGATTGCTTTTGCGAACCAACTTGCAGCCTCAACAATATTATATGGCTTCCAATATTCTCGAGTGAACCACATGTGGTAACAATCAATAATTTTTTGCCATCCTGTGAGAGCGTAGACAGTTCCGATTAAAAAAGCCCAAAGGGAAAACGTCCAAATGATTTGATCAAAAGTCACGCCACAATCCCATACTCTTCGCGAAGAATTTTCTTGTATGGCTTGCCTTCGATAATTAATTGCTCAACAAGTTTGAGGCGATCAGCAAGTTCAAGTTGATTGTCTTTTTGAAGAGCAATTACAACATCACGCAATTCATCAATATTAATTGGCAGATCCATTTAATCCATCCTCAAATGCTTGTCTTTCAAGTTCGCGTTGTTGACGTTGTAAACGAGTTACGCATCCAGCAATCCATCGATCACGAAGATTTGAATATTGCTCATAGCGATGCGGAACTTCAGAACGACACCAGCGACGAAAATCATTTTGATCCAATCTCATAAAATCACGATGTTCATCAGAACGCAATACACGCTCACCCATACGATAACCGATAATGGCTCCAATGACTGTAGCAGCCTTTTGCCCATCACCGTCTCCAATAGTGCTGCCAAGTGCGCCGCCAGCAATTGCACCCAACACTTGTTCCGTACTTTGGGTGTTTGCGACGGTGCTTGAGAAGCCAAGAAGAAGGCTTGCAATTATAACAGGAATACATTTCATTTAATTCTCCAAAAGACAGATATATTGTACTACATTACGCAAGCAAGGGCAAATTATTCTTGGTTCGATATGCCTCGATGTATTTCAGTAATTCTTGCTTGTGGAGTTCTAACTCATCCTCTTTTACGACAAGAGTTTGGCAAAAGTTCGCCGTATCAACACCAATCAGAATAATGACTTGCTTGGCATCTAGACCAGTCATCTCGTAGAACATCTGGCGATAGGCAGCGGCTTGCATAAAGTAGTTGCCGATGTTTTCTTTCTTCTTGAGGCGAACGGAAGTCTTAAAGTCGATCACAGAAAGAATGCCGTTATGTTCCGCAATACAGTCTACGGTTCCAGCAAGTTTGAGTTCGTGAGAGAACAAACGATCTTCCAAGCAATGGATGTTATTGACCTTTGCATCTATTTCTTGCTTCATTCGAACGAAAAGAGACTTGACGTTCGGCAACATTTCGAGAGAGGAGATGTCCTCATTCTTAAGATACATCTCGAGTGCTTTGTGGACGCTAGTCCCTCGAGTGGTGGCTTTGCGAGAGACTTCGTTTGCTTTGGCTTCACCGACTCTCTTGCGCCATTCTAGAATTGCTTCTTTCCCATAATCAGAAAGAACTGTCGTGACAGAAGGATACTTTTCCCCTGTTGGTGTTACATAACAGCGAGTGCCGTCGACGTTCTCTTGCAAGAGTTTGGGGAAATCATGGTGTATATGGTTAAACATTATAAAGTATCTCTATCAAAACCGACATAGTCTATTGTATAACAAAGTCAAGTAAAAGTCAAGTATTTTCTTGTCTTTCGTATTTCTCAACAGCAATCAAGAAGTCCTTGACAAGACTACTGCGGACGATATCCTCTGTCGTAAACTCGATATTGGTGAACGACTTCATAGTCTTGGCAACTTCGTGGAACTTTCGAAGTCCACTCTTGTCCTTGGTATTGCGATATAAATCTGTCTGTTTGTAATCGCCACAGAAGATGATCTTAGAACGATGACCAACACGAGTCATAATTGTTGTCAATTCTTCCCAAGTCATATTCTGACATTCGTCGACGATGATCACAGCATCATCGAAACTCATACCACGAATGAAACTAGTAGAGATAAACTCAATACGACCGCATTCCTTCATTGCGTCATATGCATCACGACGACCAAACAGCGTATGACAGATTTGCATATATGGTTGTTCATACAAACTCATCTTTTCTTCTACGGATCCTGGAGTGAATCCAAGATCACGAGACTGAACAGCAGAGCGAACAATCACGATGCGATGAAATGGTGATGAGCGATCAAGAACTTCTTCAATTGCTTTGTAACATGCAATGAATGATTTACCAGTACCTGCTGAACCACAGAGCATCGTGAAGTAATCTCCACGAGCATAGGCTTCAAAGAATTTTGCCTGATTTGGTGTGAGTGGTTCGAACTTTTTCAATTCCGCTGCTTTGATTCGCGGTGGCTTTTTCTCCGTAGTTTCCGACGTTATTTCGATGTAAGTGTTAGTGTTTCCATTTTTCTTCTTGCTCAAAACCCCCTCACTTCCCTGCTCGAGCAGCGGCTTGCTTTTTACGATGCTTTTCTAACACTTGATCAGTCTTAATGCGCTTGGTGTCCTTGCGCAAAACTTTATCAGCAAGAGGCGAGCGAGGATTCTGTTCAGCAATCTTGCTCATGACTTCTTTCCAAGTGTTATCGGTTTTCTTTCCTGCAAAATCACCAGTGCCACTGTAACTATACAATGGTGGTTCGCTGTAATATCTTTCTAGATGCGGATTATCTGCCTTGAACTGATCGTAGGCAGAAATAGACATTGAATGTTCTTCAAGTTTCTTTGTCTTTGTATTCACAAACTCATAAATTGGCATATATCACCCAGTGTAACGTTTGGACTTTCCATCTGGCTTCACGTGATGCGCATTAAAATTAATGTGCGGAAATTCTTTCTTCAAATCTAAAAATGACTTGAGATTTTGTTCGCTGTCGTCATAAAGAGAAACATGTTTATAATTTCCCTTTTGAATTTGATTGCGAATGATTGATGCTTTCTTATCAGCAACAGTGCCTGAAGTTTTCATATTACCTGCACGGTGAACATGAATATTATCAATGTCGACTTTGTGCTTGCGGAAAGCATCTAGAAAACGATCTTTATCGTCGAAGTCAGCGCGAGCGGTATTGATAATGACTTTGCCGCCAGCCTTCTTTGTTTTGTCGTGCAATTGCTTCATCTTCTGAATCATACGCTGATTTGGTTTTGATTCAGTATCGAACTTTTCTGAAGAACGAAACTCCGAGAAGTCATAGTGATGACCATCTGGAAGTTTGTGCGTATTGTATTCTGAATTAGAAAGAGAAGCGACTTGTTTCTTTCCCTTCATCACACGGATCTTGGCAGTCGTGTGAAAAAGAGTATCGTCCACGTCGAATACATGGAGCCCATGGGCTTTCGCGGTTTCTTCTTGTAGATAATCGAGGAATTTCTTCATCCTCTTATTTATACCACGAAGGAACCTCGCGATTGGTCCATTTAGCAAAACGTTTCTTGTAGACTCGATAATAGTTTTTATATGCAGTGATCGAGTCTCCAGGAACCTTTACATCCTCTGGCATGGCTTGTGGTGGCTCGGAAAAGATTCCAGTTCGAGGAATGTTATCAGGAGCAAAACTGAGTTTCTGAATGACTAGCGAGGACTTGTGCTGCTTATCATTTGCGCCACCATAACGATGACGATATTCCTGACAGAGTTCAGAAGCCATATTCCAGAGCCATTGATAGTGATCGAAAGACTCGCGAACCCAAATAGCCGAGGGATGATTCCAACTCACTGCATGATACATCGTACCTTCACGATACTGATCTAACTTCCAGCGATGAATCTTTCGATTATTTTTGCTTTTGTCGAAATAGTGATTGCCATCTAGAATGCGATGAGCAGTTGACATCAATTGCGCATACTCAACGATCATCTTTACGACATGTTTGTCGCAATGCTCTTGAGCGCAGACTTTTGTATCACGATTTAGATAAAAGATATTCATGCGGAACCTCTAATGTTCGATCTTTCTCTTCCCAATACTCTTCAATTGCTCGTTTAGCATATTCTAATTCAACATACTGACCGAGGATCAATTCCTCAGCAGCATTGATTGGAATCTTTGCACCCCAAACAATCGTATGAACAACGTTGTATGCATGACCTACAATCAATCCATTGTGAGACTGATGATAGTAATGATTGTTTTTATCAGCAAGACGCCATTGACGATTCATTATTTGACTCGAGTGATTAATGCACCACACTTATTTGTGTAGATGCTTGGTGAGATTTTGTTGATTCTAAATTTTCTATTGCTCATGTGATGCGCGATAGAGCGAATCGTACTCAAATGATTTTGTAATGTTAAGTTAGATTTTCGATTGATGAACGTTTGTTGTTTTGGTTCTAACGACATTATGATCTTTGTGATATTCATCAATTCACACTCAAAACTTGATCAACACGACCATTGACTTTATAAACCAAACGGCATCGATTTTCGCCACGTGGATCATTCGCAATGAAGTTATCGAACATCGATTCAGCAATGCGCTCATCGTTTGATCCTGGACCATCAATCCAACTTCCATGACGACGATATTGAATCACATATGAACCATAATCATCACTGGAATGCGAGAAAGAGCCACCACCTTTAGAAAATGCGCCGAATAATCCTTGCAAAAATGCTCGTTGATGTTCGGGATTAGACCAGTCCATCTTACGAAATGCAACAATGATTATTGCAAGAACATTAATCGCAACAAAACAGAATGCAAAGATTAATGATAGTGCAAATCCAAGACTGAATAACTCACTACCACTCTCATCGGCAAGACTTAAAAATGCACCAAACAATCCAATTGGAACATATAGAAACAAACTATACTTTCCGACTTTGTCACCCCAGAACATTTTAGTCAACCACCAAGCAAGAGTGATTGTAATGATGAAAATGATCATCAGTTCAATCTTCCTGAACTTCCATATTCTGTAAAAGACTTGATCTTATCTCGATTGTCAGAGATTTCATTGATCATTGTATCATAATCTTCAGCATTCAATGAAGTCTTGTAGATCATGAATGCTAACTTGGTCATCACAGCAGCACAGGCAAATGGATTGATGCCTTCTTCTGCGAATCTTCGAGTCAACTCGCCATATGACATTTCAATAGCAAGCAACTCATCATCACTAGTCGTAATTTTGCTCATATTTCACCTGTAGAAAAAAGTGGGGACCGAAGTCCCCACTTTGTTAGCGCGACTCTCACTCAGAGTAAGAATCGCTCAGACCCAACTCAGCCTTCAACGAGGCAAGTTCATCATCACCAACTTCCTCAACGTCTACAGTCGGAACCTCATCGGCGGCGACCTTTGACTTACGAGTCACAGTGGTCTTGGTTTTCAGCACAGCAACCTTCGCAGCCTTCGGTGCCTTGGTTGCCTTTGCCTTACCGACCATCTTGCTCGCAATAGCAGCAGCATTATGCAACTGATACGAGTCAACCTTACGACCATCGCGGATCGTCTCAATATCGGCATTGCAGTCACGCTTCAATGCACAGATCAAGACCATCGCAGTCACAGGCTTACAGCCGAGTCGGGAAACAAGAGTGTCAAACTTCAGCGGCTTGCCGTCCTTCAACATCTCATACACTTCAATCATCTTACGAGTAGGATTAGCCATAATATAAAAACTCCATAACAAATTAACAACGGACAATAACAATCATACTATAAACAATCGCAAAAGTAAAGCAGGGGAAAATCCCCTGCTCCATCAACCACTTACGCATTCAGCGCAGCAATTTCTTCCGCCGACCAAACCTTCACAGGGCTGGCTTTGCGATAATTCTTGCGGATCTGCTTCGGCGCGTTTGCCTTATCGCGCAGAGCCTGAAGACGAGCCTCCGCTTTCGCGATACGAGCAGCAACCTTCTCGGCTCGCTTCGCCGCACGTGCTTCCTTCACAGCCCGACGATGATCTTCCTTCACGACGCGATTAATCTGCATCTCGCGGCGAATCTCAGCGCGGAGAGCACTCTGCATCTGTCGCGATACCTTGATCGCCTTGCGAGTCTCTTTCATCGCAGAGATCATATCCTTCACAACCTGACGCTCACGAGCCAGATTCGCCTTCATTTGATTTAGAGTGAAACCCATAATAATATTCCTTCCTATATCGGGGGGACCAATTTCCCATCCCATAAGACTATTGTCGCTGAAATGAGTGAAAAAGGCAAGTTTAAAAACCCGAATAAAATCAATAACTTACGAGTGTGAAAAACCCACGTGGTTTTGTGTAAAAAACCTGAATAAAATCAATAACTTACGTCTCTCCTCTCGCCGAGCGAGAGCCTCGGAGAGCGGCGACCTCCGAGGGAAGGGATAGGGTTGGGGTAGGAAGAGAAAACGGCTCAGATAGCCTATCGGTTCGATGACAAGAATACATCATGGAAGACTCTCATGACGTTTGCTGGGGTGAACTGCTCGACGATTTTAGAATAGTCGACCGTCTTGTCTCTTTCTCTGAAGTTGACGATCTTTGCATACAAATCGAATTCATCTTTATAGAGCAAATCATAATTGCTCAACCAGTTGACATGATTGCGATCAAAGCCACCTTCCCATGCAAGAACTGGTTTGTTGTGATATAAGAATTCAGCAATTGCCAGTCCAAATGATTCTCCAAGATTTCTTCCATGAAGCATGGCATCGCAGGCAGAAACAAAATTTGAAATCATATTTCGATCAAAGATCGGATTGATGAATATAACATTCGGATGATCCATAAACTTTTCAGTATTCATAAACAAGAATACAATATCATCTCTTTCACTCACAATGCGCGCAATGACTTGTTTGACAAAGGGAATGTCAAATGTATTGTTGCCGCCATGCCTTCCAAAAACTAGTTTGTTTTTCGGAATACCAATTGCTTCACGAATGTTGTATGTTGGCTTTGGCAGATCAACAATGTATGGAACAAACGGATGCAATGGAGCATTATAAGTTATTGAAACATTTTTAGCAAGCCACTCAGAAATGTAAGCATATACATCGCCATGTGGGTTGTAGTATTGAAAGACGCAATGCACTCCGAATTTTGTCGATGTTATAACAGGCAGCGTGATACCACCCATATCAACTATGGTTCCTGCTCTTTGACTGTAGCAGAAATCATAATTGGATGCAATATCGTTTAGATGATCATTCGAATCATATTGTAGCAGTTTAAATTTACTAGCAAACTTGTTTACAACGGAAGGAACAGATCCTGTATCTAATCCTTCTGGACTTTTAGAACTATAAACAATTACACTTTCGTTGCCAAGAACTTCTTGATTGTACAAAGCATAATCACAAACAGAATTGGTTGTGCCGCGATAGTTTAACTGCTCACAGTGAAATAGTATTTTCATAATTGTTTCGCTTTAAGATACTCTGGAATTTCTAGATTGTTTTTCTTTATGAAATCAAACACGAATGTGTAGTAATTGTCGAACGATTCATTTTGTTTATATTCTTCTGTTTGTTGATACTCTGCAGCAACGCCAATTTTAGATGCTACACTCCATGGAGTATAGTAGAAAACATTTTCTATTCTATGATTCTTTCTACCAAGCAATTTTTGAACTTCAAAAGTCCATGTATCACCAAAATATATTTTAAATGGTTCTGGTATGTTAATCCAATTTTCTTTGTGTATGAAGAATAGTGAGCCTGAAGCAACAGGCATACCATCTATTAAATGTTCTTTAATTGTAACATCTCCAGAGATTATTATATTCTGAATATTGGTGATATAATCAAACTGACCATTTAATGCTCTATAATACTCATAATTTATTCCAATACCAAGTGCGCCAACTTCTTTAGTGACAAATTTATCGGCTTCAAAAAATACTCGTAGATCTACCAGAACATCATCACTCAAGATACACAACACATCATTTTCTGCTAATGATGCACCCATGTTCCATGCAGGATTGACATATATGTTTTCCTCCATGATATGATGCTTTACTTTGCTGTGTTCTAATACCTCATGATGAGGTGTTAGTTGCCTGTTGTTGTTAATTAAGATCACTTCCCCAACAACAGGCAACTCTACTAGATTAGAGAGAAAACTGACAAACGGCTTGAAGCCCCAACAAATTGGAACAACTACAGAAATCATTTCTACTCCAAAATGGTAGCGGGGGTAGGATTCGAACCTACGGAAACTGGATTATGAGTCCAGTGACTTGACCGCTAGTCTACCCCGCAATTATTTAAATTTTCTAACAATTATAATTCCATACAAACTTTTATCAATCTCACAATCGAGTCTCTTTAAGACTCTCATTACCAATGACATCATCCTAGAACTATTTCCGCAAATTATTTCGACTGGAAAGTCTCGTTGATGTTCAAAAATATAATTCTCAACCAATAGATCCACTTCGCGATGACGAACTCCGTGAAGATCTAGTTTTCGCATTGTTCCCCTTCTTAAAGATTCTGTCCCAATTTTCATCGAACTTTTTTCTCGGAACACTCAATGGGCGTGGCTTGCTTCCCTTTCCGCCAGTGCTCATATCATATTTCTCCATACTCTACTATGTTTAGGAATGCTCGCTTTCAGAAATTCCATTTGATCAGCGAGAACTTTACGATTCTTTAGTAAGATTCTCTCATGTACAGTTGGAGCATAAGGAACGTATAGAAGATGCATCTTTGCTTCTTCTGGCGTCTTCCATCCCTTTTTATGGTTACATGGACGACAAGCAGTGACGCAATTTGTCCACTGATTCGTGCCACCACGAGACTTTGGCTGAACGTGATCAATTGTCAATTGACTAGTGCTAAATTCATCTCCACAATAAGCACAGATGTGCCAATCGCGAGCATATAATGTCATACGATCGGCGAATACAGTTTG